TGGATGGTAGTATGACAAAACCAAGGTGTCTCCTTAGAAACACCCATGGTATTATCATCTCCATATGTCAGAAGAGCGACGAATTTCTTGAAGTTTCGTGCGATGTTATACACGCGATTATCAGTCTGAAATGCCCCAGTGTCAAAATCTCCTGGGGCCAAATTCACGAAACAATAGCGCATATAAAGTGCATTCACCAAACAATTAATAATAACTGTTAGTGGATGACCTGATGGGTTTGAACCAAAGAACTGAACAAGATCACCTCCAAAGTTGCAGAAAGCATATGCAGTGTCCTCAGCTATGCACCAAAGCGGTAGACATTCCTCGTCGGACCAACCTGCTGCCTTGTGCAATTGGATGAGAATCCAAAATGCTTTCAAAATGAGGTATGCCGCCATCTTCTTATCGAATTTGCCGTAGTCTCAAGCCACAAGCCTATCGAATCCGAATTGGGTGAGATACTCGTAATACTCCTCCCATTCGGCGGATTGAGCTGCACAACCTGGGGAAGCTTCAAAAACGAAAGGGTTTTCCTGGATGAGCTTCACAGTAGTGAGGAAAAACTTCCTAACTACAAAACTCCAATCACCAGCTCCGCTCAAAAAGACACGGAGCTTGCCAGCATCGACCTTAGCTTTGCTGCGCACTTCATCTTTGAGCTGCCCTCCAAAAATTGGACAAGCACAGATGCCCTCATCATAACCTTTGATGATTGAATCAATGCGAGCTTGGACTTCAGGATCAAATACCTTATCACCAATGGGCCCCGAAAGGAATTCCTTCTTCGACTTTCTATAAGGCTCGCCAATTGATGATTTAAAATTCATCTTATCGATGAACTTCACACCAGGAATACCATTGATAGTGGCTTTATCGGACAAGACTTGGATAGTCTGCAACTTCTCAGGTGTTAGAGCTTCTAAGATGTCATCAGCAAAAGCCTTGGCACAAGCATCGAGCACCTTAGTATCTATAAGACCATGTTTCTGTTGCACCACATCTATCAGTGCGTGGCGCCAAGGGCGCCAATCACGCATGACAGGAACTGCAGCGTCCACCGTCCAATTTCGCTCTTTGATAATTATATCAGACAAAAGAGTTTTCTGGACTTTGGAACGCGGGGTAGGTTGGAAGCCTTCATAAGATCCAAAGACCTTAAGACTCCCCTCCTCAACCCAGCGTAATGGGGACCAGGGTCGGAGTCCCGTAAGTTTCTTCTCCTTGCTAGGAGCAGAAATCTCCGGAACGCGACACTGCAAAATGGGTACATCAAAATGCGCTACTGCTCGATCAACCATATCTGTGGTGAGTTTAGTAGCCCAAACTTGTCCAGTAGGACTAGCCATCATGTGCAGCCCAACGATGGCTGCACAAGGTGAACCATAGGTCAGCAACGGCATCCCACAATCACCTGAGACAGTGGGCTCACGGGCCCACCCTGTCCATGAAGGGATGGGTTTCTCATAGATGGGTGTATTAGCCTCAGCCAACACGACCGCATCAACATGCTTACTAACCGGGCCCACCAACTTTGAGTATCCTACTAAAGCACCTTTAGTCTTGATACTAAGTGTCGGTTTGGCTATCAACGATCGTAAATCACGCTTTGATTCCCAACTATAAACCATGAACCACACCATATCTCGTTCATCATCGCGGAATAATTCCGTTTGACGAACAATAAACTTGGTGTTGGGACTAGTACCTTCAGTGAATGGCCGAGTGAAAAGGGAGACCGTAAGTTCGGGGTCCGTATAGAAAGTGTGAGCGTTTGCTACCCACAATCTACCACCAACACAAAATGCGTTACCTTCACGTATCTTCTTTCCGTTGGAAACGGTGATGCGAGCGGTATTACGACGAATCATGTTGGCGAGTTGATCGAAGGGTAGCTTGGCATACTCCACATTCAGAGGAGTCATGTCGAACTTACACACCTCATAATCATCACGTTTCCAAACATTTTCCTTCTCATTTTTGGCGAAATGATCATCAAGTACAGCTACACGAGCCCCTTGCATTTCCATGGGGTTAGCATCAATGCTCTCCACTTCTGCAAGCTCCTTAGCACATTGGCGCACATTGGATGACTCACAGTACAC